AGAAGAAGGGCACTATCATAAACAGCAGCAACAGTGGCACGGAACGCCGTAGATCCATATGTTCCGATATAAACTTCGTTTCCAACAGTGAAGTTGGTTGCCGACTTTGAGTATACTTCTAGGTATGCTCTCCAGGGTTGTGGGCGACCCACGAAGAAATACATTCTGGAACGCTCGGCGCTAGTATCGGTAGCACCTTCAGTAAGCGACTCCAGGAATTGCTTCGCATTAAAAATTCTAAACTTATCAGAGATAATAGCAGCCATTGGTTTTTTCCGACGTAGTGTTTGTGCCTGAGTTATTTATATTTATGCAGTTATTTAGGTAATTGAATATGGTATAACGTTGGTGTCACCTGCAACAATCAAACCACCATTAGTTCCCAATACATCATGCTCCCTAACAACTACACACCCAGTGAATGAAGTTGCGGTCTTTCCTGTATAAGAAACTAGAGCTCCACCAACACCAACTAACGTGGTTGATAAGTAGAGATATCCAGAATCTGGGAACTGATTTGTGCTTGAGACATTAAATGTCGTTGCTGTTCCTCCATAGGATCCTCCATCCAATGCTCCAGTAGATGTTGCAATTGTAGCAGGATTTTGAATTGATGGTGGTAATAGATTGAACTTACTACCAGCAAGTGTGTATTGTGATCTTCTTCTTTCAGTAAAATCTCTAATAGTGAGCGAAGCAAAATATGTCGTGAGTTCCTGAATTGATAATCCAGAAACATTAGAATATCCATCATCAAAGATTCCATCAAGATGTCCAATGACATAACCAGCATTTGTTGTTGTATAGTTTCCAATATAATCAGAACCAGATCCAAATACTAAGTTAGAAACATAAATGATGTCACTATTTCTCTTAACAACTCCATAATCGTCAAGAATATCTACAAATCCATTCAATCTTGTTCCAATTGGATCAGCAATATAAACACTTTCTTCATAACCATCAATAACACCAGATGCTGGTGGAGTTAATACAACTTCAGTTGCTGCTTTTTGAACGGTAAATTCAGCATGAACCGTTTGAATCTGTGCAGTTACTTCTAATTGATCATAAGTGATTGTAGCACTAGGAACACTACTAATAGAGGTTTCTAGTTTATATCTTACAACTGTTTCAGTTCTAGTAATAGATTGAACGTTAATTTGAGGTTGAATCTCGGATTCAATTACTCTAGAAGTCGTAGTGAGAGTTACACTTGGAGATTCTACTTGTTGATAACGAACTCTATCCTGACCTTCAGCGGAAGCCACGCCACTAGTTGCTCCAACCATAGAAACGGTGGAGTCAGATTCAATTACAGAAACACCACCGTATGCAATAGAAACTGGATCTGGAATTTGTCTAATAAATGTTCCTGCTGACCAGAACTGAGGAGTTGTTCCGTTCTGACCTCTTTGAACCATTAAGAAACGATCAGTTAGCTTACGCATGTAGCGAACAACTTCATTTCCAATCAACAGGTAACCGTTAGTCTTAAACTTGGTGGTATCTGGAATATAAACGACTGTATCAGAAGGTCCAAGATCAACATCAAGATATGCACCGACTTCGTAGTAATTGATGTTTGACAGCGCATCATTCTGCAGAAGAACATCTACAGTAGTTGTAATTTGTCTATTGGCAGTTACAACAGAAGTGGAAAGAATATCAGAAACACGTCCAGAAATTTGTGATAGATATTGATTTACTGCTGTAAATGTATCAATGAGAACCGCACCTGTTGGTTGTGGTCTATCAGCACGAATTTCTGTAGTTGAAATATTTACTGATTCACTTGAATCCCTAACTAACTGAATTTCTGCTTCTAAATCAATATCAACACGTTTTGGACTTTCTGCCACAATAGCAGAAGTTGTAAACGCTAGTGGAACGGGTAGATTAATAAGGTCAATGGTTGAACTTACAGCCATTCCCTGCATCTCTACATATGGATTGACTCCAACCCTAATTAGAGAAACACCAATGTCTCTTTCGTTTAGAATCTCATATCTTCTAGCAACAACGACCTTTGGTGCCTTAGTGTATCCAGATCCACCATCAATAAGATCAACACTAATAACTTGACCTTTGCTTACAATTACTTCTGCCCTAGCACCACCACCATTACCATCTTGAGGAATAAACTCTAAAACGGGTGGAGTAAAATATTGATAAGCGGTTGGTTGAGTTAGAGGATCAAAACTTCTTTGATTCCAAGATAATGATGTAATGACTCCATTCTCTACGTTTGCAATAACACTGAGACCTTCGCCACGGGTAACACCAGAATATGTCTCAACTTTTACTGATCCAAAAATATCATCAGAAAGTTGTTCTCCATTTCTACCATCTTTAGATGTAGTCTTTGATGGAAGAACTTTAATACTTCTGAATTTATCTTCTCCTTCAACACGAATTTTATCACCATTTGAGAGACTTACGAAAGGATTCTTGTGAGATGTTCTAAGGATAGTTCCATACCAGTAAGCATCTTCACTGCTTAGGATTTTTCTTCCAACATCATCGGTATTCAGATTAAGAACTGCTGATGTAATATCAGCATCTAACATAATAAATGTTCTGGAATATCTTCCTTCTACTGCAAATGTAATGTCTAAACCAGGGATGATTTCTGCATTCTGAGATCTAACAATGTCAAGTTTCAAAGAAGTTCCAGTTACATATGGATTTGTAACTTTACCAATTACATTATAAGTTCCATCTGGTTTTTGTTGCCAACAATGAATTCCAGAACCAGATAGATTACCCATCCATTGATATGAAAGATAGTTTGTAATATTGGTCTGAGTAGTATCAATAACAAACGTTCCAGTGGAGAAATAAGTGTCTGGAGCAAAATCATAAATGTTAAGAATCTGACCAACATCTCTTCCATAGAGATATCTCATATCGATCTTCATTTCCTTTTTAATAGGAACATTGAAGTAGATGTTTGGACCAGAAATAGTGTAACTATATCCCTCTCTTTGTAGAACTCCATCTAAGAAGACGTAAAGATACTCTTTTTCTTCTACACTTTGAACAGTTTTATCCTCAACATCAAGAATCAAGAAAGGACCACTTCTTACACCATTTACTAAGTTATAATCAATCGTCAATCTCTTATAATTGCCAACTCCAATGCCGATGACTTTTTCAACAGCTGTTGGTTCGCCAATACTCTTCGCACCAAAATCTTGATCCCAGATAGGAGCTACGTCAAATATTAGTTTGTTGGGAATTGTGTTCCTATCAATATAATAAGAATCTTCTCCAGGATAATCTGCATTATATTTTGGTCTCTGAAGAACGGCATTGATAGTTAAGAATAGATCTTCATCTTCTTCGGTAGAAACTTCCGACCCATCTTCCCAATATAGTTCAAATACTTTATTTTCTCCATCGACATAATCAGGAAGATTCTTAGCAACTAATTGAGATGCAAAAATATCTTCTATGTTATCGTAGAGAGAATCGATACTAGAAACTACATCATCACACTCTCCATTATATGGCAACTGTGCATCAGGAATTAGATTGTAATCGATTGTTGGTTTTGTGCTAGTCCAATATCCAGACTTAGTTGCATTGATACCAACAGAATCTACAGCACCAGTTCCTTTAGAAAGAATGTCCTTAACAATTTGAACATAAGAATCAATAGCAGATGCAACTTCAGCACAATATGGGAACTGAGTGTCCGTTGATACACTAGGATCTTGAACTGGGGAGATAGAAGTATATGTTCCAACTCCAAGGTTATTTCTCATTGCGAGAATCATCTTTTCGCCAAGTTTTTCCCATGCATCAATAGCAGCTGCTGTTTCTTCTGCTGATCTATTAATAAAGGTTAATTCTTCTCCATATGGATATCCAGCATTGGTGTAATAAAGTCTAGCAAATTCTACGACCTTCTCGTTTCCACCAAACTTAAGATGATAAACTACAGCATCAACTAGATATCCAAGATCTCTAGCACATTTATCTACACTGGTTGATAAGGAGTAGTTGTTGTAAATATATTGACTGATTTCTTCCTGTAAGTATCCTTTATTTGCTGCGATAAGATTTGCAGCATCATAGAATGTTCCACTATTAATACCGCTAAAGAAGAACGTTGCTGTATCTGAACTAGAGAAAGAAGTTGGAGCAACAAGATTATCTCCTGGTTCAACAATAAAAGTATCTCCAGGAGCGACAACGCCAGTGCTGGTTGGCATAACAAAATTTCCACTGGTAGAACCACTTAATGTAGTATTTCCAACTGGAGCTCCACCGCCACCACCAGAGTTTGCTAGTGCTGCCGATGATAGTGTAACCTGGGTATCACTATCGATGGAAATAATTCTAGTTCCAGATGCGAATGCTCTACCAGAACTTATATGCATACCAACAGCAAGTCTATTGGTATCTGATACCTGAACAGTTCTAGAACCTTGAATATAGGATACTCCAGACTCTACAACGTCCCAATTTCTTACAGAAAGTTTTGCTAGATTAGTTGCATACTTAAAAATACTTAAAGATTCTGTTTTATTATCAGTAATGTAATCATATTTTGTATCTTGATCAAAAATAGAAACATAATCTACGGTTTTGACATTTCCACCAAATCTAATATCATGCTGATATGCATCCAAAACATACTCAATATCTCTTCTATAATCATCCAGTTTAGTTCTCCAATCCAATGATGGATACTTAAACTGTCCATACCCAAGAACTTCATTTAGAATGAATTCTTTATTTCTTTCAATTTGATTGGCAGAGTCTAACCACCTTCCACTTCTCTGGAAGATATTTCTGAGTTTTTTAAAGTATCTCGTGTTATACTGACTATCTTTAAAATTAAAGTATCTTCCATAGAAAGTCACGCCAGCATAGTCAGTCAAATCACTTAAATTATTACCAGTTAACTTCTGATTTGCTCCCAATGGTGGTTGAGCAAAAATAATATTATCGGAAGAGATTGTGTATGCTACTTCTGGTTCTTGAAGAATGCCATCCAGAGTTACAATTAAGTTCTTTGCGTTAGATGGGAAGAATGGAAGTCCATTGTCATCTAAAACTTGGAACGTTGTTGTTCCTTGAAGTCTTCCATTTGAATCATAGTAACCATCAAATGCTCCATTTAGAGTAAAAGTAAATGCACGGGATTCGTTGAAATTGAACTCAGAAGTAGCAGCAGAACCAATTCCTCTTCTAATTCTTTGGTTATCTACCTTTTGAATTGTTTGGGTTATAGTTCTTCTAGTGTTCTCAACAGTGATTTTATTCTTCTCTGGATCCCAAAGTTGAACAATACTAAAGTGTGATGCCTTTGGCATTTCTACTGGCATCTCAACTGGAGCAGTAGCTTCGATATCAACTTGTCCAAACAGTTTAAAACCTGCTGGGTGGGTCGTTGACTTAATTAAATCTCTCCACTGTTCAATTGGAGTTTTTGATTTAATTACATAAGAATAATCTTGATAGAAGAAACTATCGAGAATCTTTTGGTTTGATACACCTAACTTACCTTTATCTGACTTATAATATCCAACATTGTCAAAGAATGCAGAAATATTTTCAGCAAATGTGCTTACATAAACTGATTTGACCGTTCCAGATGCAGTAGAAACTAATCCTACAATATTAATGTCTTCTCTGATAGTTCCTCTAATGTTTTCAAGTTTTAGGAGATTTGAACCAAACCTCCATTCGGAAACAACAGATCTCGATACCTCATTAGCACCAATACGCTGGACTACAGTTTCTCCTTTTTGGAAATTGCCATTGAAATTTTTCAGTGAAACAACATACTTAGAACTAAATTCTGAAGATACTGTTCTGTCTAGATGGAAAGATCCGCCATTTCTAATAATGTTTATGCTCTGTGGTAAACCAATAGTTGAGCTTTCGACATAAACTTCAACGTCACCCTCGATAATTTCAATTGATGGAGCATAAGTATATCCCCTTCCAGGATTATCTACAGTGATTGAGAAAATAGATCCATTTCTAACAACAACTTTAAACGTTGCATCTACTCCATCACCATCAGTAATAACTACTTTAGGATTTGAGTAATTTGATCCTTTATCGTCTAATCTCACACCAACAATACTACTTGTAGATGCATCGTATAATACTTCTGCTTTTGCTTTAAAGTTTTGGTTTGGATCAATGCCAGAAATCACTGGAGACTTTTTATAGTTTAATCCTAGATTAGTAACTTTTATGGTATTGAGTTCACCGACAGCAAATTGACCAGTGGTTGTGTATGAAATGTCGCCAGAACCATCCCAAAGAGGAGGAGAAATAATATCATAGACAAATCTGTTAGGAGTAACGTAGTTAACTGTTTTTTCTCCTTGGAGAGGATCTGTGACAATTTGCAAATACTGTCCATCAGAATCTACAACTCCTTTTTTATCAAAATAATAGAAATTAGTAAAATCTGTTCCGACTTTTGTTTGGTAATCATTGCTAGCTAGTCTTGCTCCAAAACCAAACTTAACATTGGTCTGTGCTCCAGGGTTGCCTGGCAAAATAGTAGAAGATTCCTTCTCTACAGTAATAACGTTATAATTCTTACTAGGACTTAAATCAAAGTAAGTTCCAATTAAAGATGAATGTGATGTATCAAATGTATATTTGTAGTATTCCTGAATACTAATTTTTGGATTTGGAATATAGTTTACGTTATCTTCGGAAAATTCAAATTTGTATTCAATTGGATCAGCAGATTTAATCGAAACCAATCTAGAAGGAACACTATCATCGAAGAATGTGGTGCTTACCTTGACACTAGTTGCATTTTCTTTTGTTGTAGCGTAATCATATACAATTGTTGCTTTTTGAGTTTCTAAGTCATACGAAGAAATATATCCAGACCCAATACCAGATCCAACTTGGAAATTATCACCAAAATTATATCTGGGTTTGTATAGAGATACTTTTTGACCATCATAATGATCTTTGTCTAGTGTTGACTCTCTAGATCTCAAGACAGTCAGGTCATTGCCACTGATAGATGAAATTTCAAGAATCTCTTCTCCGATAAGAATCAGATCCCCTTCAGCAAGACCATTTGTGCTATCTAATGTGAGTTTAGTTGATCCAGCAGCAAATCCAACGTGATCGACATATAGAGTCAATCTTTGAGTGCTAAGAGAAGCAACGGCTCTCAGTAGAGATTCATCATCGACTCCAAGATAATCTGCTTTTCTATATCCAGATCCAGAAGTTTGAATTTGAATAGACGAAACAACACCAGCATCGGATACAACAATTGTAGCAATAGCACCTGTTCCAGTTCCACCAGTTAAGGGAACGTTAGTATAAGTTCCAGGTGTATAAGTAGCACCACCATTTAAAATTTGGAATCTTCCGACCCCAGTATCATCAATATTAGATTCAAATGAAGGAACTTTAAATTGAATATCTTGATAAAGTCTTTTTCTAAGATAGTATGTCTTAGTTTTTAACGAATCATCTGGGAAGATATTAACATTTATTCTATCACCAATACCAAGACCATGATTTGTTGCTGTTTCAATAAGAGCAACACTCTGATTAACTTCAAATGGTTCTAAATTGTCACTGAGAGAAGTCAAAATTACAGGTCTAGTTCCAGAAGTGTCAAATGCGTTATTAGATTGTAAGAAATATTCTGCAGTATTAAAAAGTAACCAATCCCCTTCAGTAACTTTAATTTCAACAATATTCTGTCTAGCAGTGCCGTTTAAAACTATACCTTTAGCAGCTGGTGGGTTTAAACCATCAGTTAAAGAAAGTATTGCCCCTTTAGTATAAGAACTATCTTGATCTAGTAAAATAAAGAAAGTTTTGATATCTGCGGAGAATGTTCCAGTATTATTGAATGTTCCAATAACATTTTTAAGAACGATAGTATTGTCGTTAGTAACGTTACCAACGATAACACCAGATGCTCCAGAAGTTGGTTGCCTTAACGTATCATCAGTAAACAAGTAAGCATTTTGAATTGTAGTAAGTTTTACTACTTTATTCTCATAGCTGTCCAAATATGATACTTCTTTTCCTTTTACTGACTCAACCAATGCCTCAGCATCAGATCCCTCGGTTCCTCTATTATCAAAATACAATTTGGAGTTGACAGAAAAATTATCTGATGATCTGTCAATACCAATGCCGTCTACAGTTCCAGACTTTACTTCTGCAATTTCAGCAACAACTCCATCGCCATTTCTTGGCATACCAGGAATAAAAAATCTCTTAGATTTCTTAGGAACATCATTTTGGTTGATGTTAGAAGCATAATTACTTTCTACTGGTAGAGAATAGAAATTCTCACCTAAGAAATATGGGTATTGTGGTATTTGATTACTATCAATAGTAAGGAAATATGCATAAACACCATCTGGATAATCTGGTGTAACACAAAATCTTCCATTATTCTCGTCTAGAGAACCAGATTTGTGGGTGTAAGAATAATCGTTAGTAAATGATCCTAGTGGATACTTTGTAATAGATGGACCATTGGGTCTAGATCCCTTGCGAGAATAACTAGAAGTCATTCTGACAATAGGAGACTGTGGATCTAATGGAGTCTCGTGAGCAAATGGACCATAGATTGGGTTTCCATCATAAGCAAAACCAATGATTGGGGAGTGGACTTTGGTTGTTGGTTCGGATCCAGTGCTGCTAATATTGTCATTTAGAGCTACTCTTAATGCTTTTGGGTTGCCAACATGGCCATAACCATACTCTAAAACTTGATTATAGTTCTTAAAAACATAACCATACTCGGTGTCAAATTGAGAACTTAACTTATTGAATCTGTTAAAATTCCACTCTTTCAAATATGGAATTGCAGTAGCGCCATTTCCAACTGGAATAATATCAACTCTTACAGTTTCCTGAGTATAGAAGCTTCCCTCATCATTTTTAATGAATTCTGTAATCTTACCATCTGTATCAACTACAGCGGTATAATTAGCAAATCTTCCTTTTCCATTTCTATCTGTAATTCTTACAGTCGGTGGGGATGAATAATATTCTCCAGGATTATCAATAACCAAAGATGTAATTTTATCTCCAGTAACAACAGCGCGAACAGATGCACCACGACCAGATGTTACCTCAACTACTGGAGTTCTTGGGAAGATGTCGTTTGTATCGACAATATACCTTTCTACTACAGAACCAGAAAGAACTGCCCTAGCTTTGTTTGGAACGCCATCAACCAACACAAATGGTGGTTTTGTATATCCAGTTCCTTGAGTATTAACTACAATTTCTTCTAAAGATCCATATCTGATGCTTTCATCATCTTTGTAACTATAGATTCTAGATCCATTGAGAAGAATACCAACATCCGATTTTGGTGTCTTATACTTCTCAGTCGTTCTAATCGCTTCTTTTCTAATAATGCGTAGAATTTTTTGATCCTTTAATGTCTGAGTTACATCAGAACCATCTAAAATTTTATGAGATGGGAATCCAGAAGTAGTAATATAGTAGTATTGCTCATCACTGAAGATGGCAGAAACATCTGTTGAAATATCTCCTAATGAAGATTGTAAAGAAGGTTTCGATGGAATGTTAACTGGAAGATTGTTATTAAGAATCCATCTAGTGTTATTGCTTCCAGTTCTTACAATCTTTGGATCAGAAGTTTCAAATCCAGGATTTGAAATTTGAATCTTATCTCCAGTATATGCATATGGACGAGAAGATGATGTAGTAAAATTATATACTACTCCAAATGTTAGAAGAGTTACATTAGAACCAGAGATGGTAACTGGTTTATAAACAGAACTTCCAACATTATGGGTATAGGTGACATCACCTCTTTTCTTAATTACAAATTGAGTTACATTTTTTTCTTCAAATTCAATTGTTTCTTGACCAATTAGAATTTTGCCAGTCTTTCCCCATCCAGTTGTAGAAAAAACATTAACTCTCTTACCAACACCATCGGTTGCTGATAAAGTTTTTTCTAGTCTAGTTTTAGTAGAAACAGCAAATTCTCCATTGACCGTTTCTGGTGCTAATACGATATTCCAGATTGATTCGCCATCGACAGTTCCATCTGGATATACATTGTCAACAACAGCTGATGCATATGCATACTCATCAGTTTCCTGCTGAACAATAATGTTTCCAATCAGGTCATTTGGGTCGCCAGATACAATTTTTGCTTTAAGAGCAAATACGTTGATCCAATCCGCATTGGAAGCTTTGTATGTGTAGTCTCTGGGGTTGTATGTTTCTGGGATATCTCTGCTATCCTTAGAAACAATTGAGTTAAAAATAAATCTGATAGAAGCAGACGTTCCTTTAGTCTTGTAGAACTGCCTGATATTTTTGATAAGAGTTCTTCTATCTACACCACTCTTTAGATATTTTTCTGGAAATGATGATAGATATTGAGATTCAAAGCTCTTGATCAGAGCATACAAAAATAAATTACTAACATTGTATACAGCAGACCCTGAGACGTGCGCTGCTGCCTCTGTAGTAACGAATGTGCTCTGTTCGTATAGATCTCCTAGGGTGGTGTTGCCACTAACGCCTCTAGAGCATTCTGAGAGGGTATTGCCAGATCTAGTGGCATAAAAGATAATCTCATTATTAATTCTTATATAACCGTTATTCTCTGGAAAAGAACTTCCGTCTTCCAGAGTAATAGTAGAGTCGGATGATGAAATAGTAGTCTGAAGAATGCTATTCTCGTTTAGAAGATTCTTCTCATAATAATTAATGTCTGCATATGTTAGCAGATTATTTGCTAAATCTAGTGGCTGACCAGAACTTTCCTGAGCTTCATAATATTTCTCTAAAAACTTAGAGAAAAGTGGATATTCATCTACAACAAAACTAGGAAGTTGTGACTCAATAAGAGCAGAGATCTTTTTGGTCTTGATAGCCATTTAATTACTCTTTGTATGCAATGAAGGTTGAATTTGCTACATCAACATCAAGATACACCTCACGAGATGCCTTGATATCATTAGAAAGCGGTTTTACTCTAACTGAGATACGATTATTAAAGAAAGATCCTTTGATAATCGTTAAATTATACATTCTCAATTCACCTTTGTCATAGTCAATGTCACCAACTTCCTTGTCGAGGACAACTTTTTCGCCAGTTATAGAGTCTAGTCTATATAGGACAATTTTGCCATCCCTGTCTTCGAGATATACATCAAAATTGGGATACTCAGTGACTCTAAACCCAGTTGTAGCAAGGACAGGATCGTCACAATCCTTATCAAATGCATTCTGGAAACAGATCTCATAATAGAACGTGGAATTCAACTGAGGATAGAAATCTTTCCTCATTGTGACAGTTGTCAAGTTTGAGTTGATTGCTTTAACCGAATCATCAATAACACCAATAGCTTTGCTATATCTGAACTTCCCGTTGAACTTCTCAGTCTCGGATCTATCGACATATGACTGGAATGTCTGAATTGCTCTCGCAGACACTTGTTGTGGAGTCAAATCAGTTGATGATCCGTCGTAGTAAATCTTACTACTTAACTCAACATATAGAATTGAAGGATCGATAATAACTGGTTCTACAGATCCAACAGAATATTTTTTTAGTTCAGCAATAATATTTTGTTTGGTCAGTGATGTCAAGTAAGCAGCATTCCTTGGTTTAATAGAAATAAAGACTTTACCATATTCAGGTGGATCTTGATCTTCTCCGCCAAATGTAATGATATCACCAATAGATGGATAAATGTTACGAACAATAGCAGCATAGTCAGATGCAATAACTGCTCTATTCTGCGTTCCAAACGTTCTTGGAGCTGCAAACTTTACTTCAGCAATAGATTCAATGTCTTCACCACCTGTAGCAGCAACAGTTGACAATATTGAAGACTCGAATGATGTTGGGGAAATACCAAGAGGATTTTCTAAAACACCAGAAAATACAAAGGTTCTAATGCCATTTGCTTCTGGACCATTAGTAACGATATACTTGACAACAATTTCTGCTTGATCTTCTAATTTCTTACCAATAATACCATCGCCAAAGATAAGTTCATATCTTTGATCTTCAATCTCATTCAAGAAAAATACTTTTGATGTTGCAGTAATATCAAGAATGTTGTCAGCTAACAAATATGGTTCACTAAAACTAGAACCGTTCGGATAAATCTCTACTTGAATAGTAGATGTGTCAATATTTTGGTTGTCTAAAACAAACCTTTGTGTTTTGTTTGAACTATTGACTCTAAAAGTATTGACGATTTGCGTCCCTTCTTTTACTAAAACATCTCTAAAAGTAGCAACATCATTAATCACCTGCGCTTTTGCGTCAACTGGTGTAACAAACTGATAGATTTTATTATTGAAAGATGCAACAAATCCAGTTCCTTCCTTGAGGATTAGTTCTGTATCGCTTGTTGGATTTGCATACTCAACTTGAAAATTTACATATGCAGTTGAAGAAGTTGTAGATCTTGGTCTATATCCAAGTTGTCTAGCAATAGCAATTACATTATCTCTAAGTGTGGCACTATCAATGAATAACTCATTGATCGCCATGTTTGTGTTGAATGCCGTATAATACGTGTTATAGGCAAGAACATCTAAGATGTTACTAAGAACGGATCCCTCAAAATCATAGTCAGTAAAATCTGACTGAGTTCTCATGTATTCTTTGAGAACCGTCTTAATATCATTAAAGTCTAGATTTGAAATCTGAGCGTAAGGCATTTATCGGGTTCTCTCTAATACAAAATTAACTTGCTGTGGAGTGTCATCTCTTCCGATAATTTCATAATGAAGCTCAACATTAAATCCATTATTGTTGAAGTCTGGTTCACAGACAATGCGGTCAACTTCAATCCTAGGTTCGAACCTAGCTAACGTTTCCGCAATCTCTGATCTAATAAGTGCAGCACTAGCAAAGTCCAGAGGTTCAAATAGCATTCTTGTAATTGAACTGCCCAATTCTGGGTTGAACAACCTTTCACCTTGCTCAGTAAGGAGCAACGTCATAATTGACTGCTTAATCGCAGACTTATCCTTGACCGTGAGTAACTCATCGGTCATAGGATGTTTTTTAAATGTGACGCTTAAATCTTTAAACGTCTTAAAAGTCTGCATTACAGGAAGACACGAAGCTATTTGTATTTATTCACTCGTGCCAACGCTCTACAAAATCGTCAAATCCGCCCGCTCCTCCACAAGGGCGTTCTAGGCGGTCTTCTGGTAGTGGATATAGTTCTTCCTTCATCTTGGATCTACGACGCTTTGCAGCGGCATCTAGAAGGCGATCACTGTCCGTTTCGGTTATCAGTGTCATACCTTCTTCAATAAACTCTTCACTTTTGTCTACTGGAAATAGTCCCATTGGTTTTCTCCGTTAGAAAGTTTGATTAGAACTTTTTACGGGGTTGCTATCCCTTTCGCTCGGCGTTTTCGGCGCT